CGGCCTCGCACGCTTTGAAGCAACTCAGTCCGCTTCTCATCCCTTGGAGTACAGCTTGACTGATACCGTCTTTGTCTCTCTCTGGCTTTACTGGCTTATCGGGATTTGCCTTCTTTGTAGCCATCAGAACCCACCGTTTCGAGTGGTTGTGCAAGTGTAGCTACCATCCGAATTTTTGACGCATCGGGTGGTTGTCTGGGCTTGGGCTGCAAAAGACAGCAGCAGGGCTGCGATTGTGAATAGGGTTTTCACGGTTACTCCTTAAAAAACAGGGTCGAGCAACAAAGCCCAACCCCAAACGCTGGCAACTGCTTTGTCAGCGTATTCATTCTATCTCAGGCACGGGAATGTCAACAGGCCATTGCCCACTGTCAGTCAGCACCTGAACCGTTTTGTAATGCGCCACCTTCCAAGCCAATTGTCTTTCGGCCTTAGACCATTTGGCTCCCTGGTCAATGTCGTAATGGCACGATTGGCATAAAGCGGCTGTGTATTCGTCACTGGCCTTGATCGATTTGCCTTTGCCGCCCCATTGCGTCCAGTTTGAGTGAGCTGCCTGAACACAAACGCCTGACCCGCATAACTGGCAGTCCAAACTAGCGACCAGTTTGAGCAGCTTTTTGCTTCTGACGTATGCGTGCTTTTGAAACATCATATGTGCACCACCCTTTGATGGTTTGACCTGACGTTGTTGTTACTTTTGTCAATCATTCGCTCAAACTCTGAGCAACTTATGCTCTGCCTTTGGAGGTCATGTAAGGCGCAAAGTTCCTTCAGATACTTAATGCCAACACCAGACAAGCCCATCTTTTTCGTTGCTTCGTAACTTTTAGCGGCTGCCTCCATCTCAGGCTGCACCAATGCACACAATGGCAACACTTCAATGCCAATACCATTGTGACCCATCGTTTCTGACACGTTTAGCACGTGCACCAGCGTAATCCAATCTTGAACTGTTCCGACCCCGTTGACCATGCTTTCAATGGCGCTAAGTTCACGTAGTCGCAGCTTGTTCAGCTTTTCTTCACTGGCAACCATTGCCCCTGTAATGGCGTGTTTAATTGGGTTGATCTTGGCCCATATCTTTCGGCGGCATTGCTTTTTCATTGGTGCGCCCTATCTTGCATTCGGTTCGTGGCTTCACGTGTACGCCAGATTTCAATGTCTAGCCTTGCTGCTTCCAGTTGCCATTTCAGGGTTTCTTCTTGTTCAACAGCAAGTGCCAGCCCTTTGAGCAACTGGTGATAGGCCGGATCTGCATAGGCTTCACGTTCCTGGGCGTTTGCTGCCTCCACGCCAAGTTTTAGTGCGTCTTTCATCAGCAGGGCTTTTTTGGATTTTCTGAATTCTTCAAGGTACACCCGTTGCGCTTTGGCTTCACCGTAGGCTGGTGCAATCTGGCGAATGGTCTCTGCTGCTTGTTCTGGTTTCATTCGGCCTCCATCACCATGACATCAACGCCAGCTTTTTCTGCGTACAGCTTTTTCACGTGCAAATCAATGACCTGGGTGTCATCCACAAAAATGACGCCGTTCATGGCATCAAGGTAGGTTTTTGCAATGTTGTCGATGTCTGGCTTCTTGCAAGGCTTCTCAGCGCCGCTTAAACAGGCTTCCCTGCGCTTTTTTGGGTAAGACTGAGGGATTGGTAGCCTGACATACAAAAACACGCTTACGGGCGTTTTAAGCGGTTCCGTCCCGCCCATCGCTTGTTTGGCAAAAGTGGCAATCAGCGCCTCATAAGTCAAGGTCTGTTTGTCGGTGTACACCTTGGTGAAGCTGCCAACCCTGCTGAACCGGGGTCGGCCTTTGCCTTTGGGGTCGCCCTCAACTTGGAAGTGAATTTGCATCATGGCGCTGCCTGTTCATTTCTGCAATCAAGGTATCGGCTCCAGCCTTGCCACGCCTCTTTTGAAGATCGAGCTTGGTATCTTCCCACCAGCTCCTTGCTCTGACTGTCCCAATTTCGATTGATTTCTTGGCGAACCGCATCTTCCATTCCGCAGCTTCGGTCTGGAGCAAGGTCTCCAGCATCTTGCAACGCTCGGTTGATGTCAGCAAGGCTAAATTCTTGGCCTTCCCGTCTTTTGTCCAATAGGGATTTGCTGTCATACATCACGCTTCAAGGCTGTGCGCCATGCCTCGCGTTGCGTTCTTGTCAACTCTTCGCCAGCGGTTTCTCTGTCTCGCAGCTTATGCGCCCAGGCTTTTGGGTCTGGTCTGTTTTTCATCATGTCCCGCAGTGCGTTCAAGGTCGCAACCTTTTCAGCTTGTGTCATTGGATTTGTTGGCTCTGTGTTGACCAATGGCTTGCGCTTGTGAAATTGCGCTTGCGTGATTTGCGGCCACTTGTAAGGTTCTGCCCAAGCATGGTCTGAGCAAAGCCTGCTGCCAGTGTCTACCGCCCACCTGTTTGGACAGCCGTGCGCTTGGCACAGAAGCTCATCGGTTTCGGGTTCAGCGGGTTTTGTTTTCCAGGTTTCAAGTGCCATGATATTTGCCCTCAATGATTTTTGCGAAGTTGCTTGGCTTGATGATCCACTCAAGGTCGGCCACAAAAGCACGACCGTCTTTGCTGTTGACTTTGCCTGTCAAGAACTTGGATTTGTTGATGTGCTGGAAAAAACCAGCCCACCATTCCAGAATTTCCTCTTGCGTTGCTGGTCTGCTTTGCCCGATGTCAATGGCAACCTCACGCCATCTTTGCTTCAAGTAGCCCTTCCGGGTTTCGTTCCAGACTTCCACCCTGCGTAGGGTTGGCAAGTGCTGGTGATACAAGTCCATCACGGCTTTGTGTTGGCAAACTGGCAAACCATCTTTTGCTTCAGGTTCACCGTCAGGTGGACATATATATTCTTCATTTGGTGTTGGTGTTGGTGTTGGTGTTGGTGTTGGTAGTTGAACGTCCGTTGAGCGTTCGTTAAACGTTTGTTGAGCGTCCGTTAAACCTTCGGTAAGCGTTGGGTTTGCCTTTGCTCTGCGAGCGTTCACTGATGCTTGTGCAGATGATCTGGCCTTGGCTTGTTTGTCTTGCATCTTTGCGATTTCCTCATCACAACGAATGTGCCGCCAGCCCTCTGGTGTTTGTTGAAAAAACTCATTGAGCACATCTCTGACAATGGCAGCTTGGTCACGCAAACGTATTAGCCTGGAAACCTCAGATACATCAGTTGGCAATTGACCCTCTCGCAAATAGTAGGCATCCAGCATTCGCCGATAAGCCAAGTCCTCCATTGGGTCAAGATGCCCCGTGTGGGAAGCGTAGTCCCCGACATGAAAGGGGTAATAGTTCATTGCTTTTTCCAAAAAAAAGCCCTTGGCCACACTCTCATCCTTTCGGAAGTTGGTCGAACGGTGCAGTACCGCCAGAGTGTGCCCAAGGGCTTACTACAGAATCCCGACCAAGGGATTTACAAATCATACTCAATAAATCAAAGCCGATCAAACCATTCCGGCATCGTGTGCAGAGATTGCCGAACCTCGCCTTATGTTGCATTTACGGCACACAGGGACTACATCAAGGGGTTTGTTGTAATCACGATGGTCATAACACTGAGCTGGCTTACTGCAATCAACGCATACAAGGCTCTTTACTGGCGGCAAGACTCCAAGCCTTACAGCCTTGCTTACGGCATTTATGGCTGCAACTTGACCGTTTTTTGTTCTATTTGTCCTAACGCAAGACCAGCAAATTTTTGCTCTGCTATCCCTATTTTTTATTTCGAGATTGCAAAAGATGCACAAAAAATTGGCTGGTGTTGTCATGTCTGATCTTTCACCAGTTCAGGCCAAATCGACTTCCAACTGCCCTGGCAAACCATCTTGCGGCCAACACGACCGTCTGTTTCTTGTTCTACCCTCACGGCCTCTATCGCTGACATATCTCTGCGCCCTGTCAAACATTGGTACAGGTACTGCTCATTGATGCCAACTTTTTCTGCCAGCTGTCGGCGCTCGTCTGCGGTGATGGTGTTCATAGGCTGTAATTCTAGCATGTTGATAGACGGCAAAAGACTTAGGGAAAGTACCTAGAAAATATTTTTTAGGGGCGCTCTTTTTGCCATCTAGCTCTATGCTAGAATTTAGCCATGCCCAAGCAATACCGCAGGGGTCTTTTTAGGAGAGTCAAGATGACTGAAGCAGCATACAACGACATGACAGAAACCTACATCGGCACAGGCCGTAAGGACAGCAAAGGCCGAGAGATTGGCTGGATTGTTGGCCTCAACAATAACGGCACTACGTTTGCCGCTTGGGTGCAAAACGCTCGCCGAGTCAATGGCGAGTGGAAAGAATTTGGTGTGCAACAGCGCAGCAAGTCTTTTCCCTCTCAATCAATTGCAACCGCATGGGCTTATGCCACTGCCCAAGTTCGCCGCCACAAGGCGCTTTCAAAGTAAACCAACCGGGGCTTCGGCCCCATCAATCCCGCAACGGTCTTTTTAGGAGCAATCATGAAAGTCAAAACCGAACTTTACGTGTATCACACTCAATACGCTTGGCAAGATGAAGGCGATTACCAAGCCTACACATGGAAAGCTGAAGACACCGCTACCAGCACTTTTGTTGGTCAGCAAGAAGTTGAGCTAGACATCCCCGACAACTATGACCCACGCCAACAGCAGATAGCTGCACTGGTCGCCAGCAAACAAGCACTTATGGCCGAATACCAAAAGTCGGTCACAGACATCAACGAACGAATCAGCAAATTACAAGCACTGGAGTACACAGCATGAAGAATATTGCCACCGCACTGGTCAAGGCACAGCAAGCCTTTGGCCCTGCCCTGAAAAGCAGCACCAACCCACATTTCCGCAGCCGTTACGCAGACCTCTCAGCTTGCGTTGAGGCAGTCATTGAGGGACTGAATGGGGCTGGCATTGCCCTTGTTCAGCGCACCAGCGAGGACACCACCGGGGTCACAGTTGAGACTGTGTTTATTCATGAGTCGGGTGAGATGCTGGAATGCGGCAAGCTGCACGTACCAGCAGCCAAGCAAGATCCGCAGGGATACGGTTCTGCCCTCACATACGCAAGGCGCTACAGTTTGATGGCTGCTTGCGGCATCGCACCAGAAGATGACGATGGCAATGCAGCCACACGTAAGGCTGTGCCGACTCCAGACATCACAGACCATCTGGCTGCAATTGAGGCCAGCGCCAACAGCGAAGAATTGGCAAAGGTCTACAAAGACGCACTGGCAGCTTGCGATGGCAATCAGGCACTTCAGGCCAAAGTTATCGCAGCCAAAAAAGCTCGGGTTGAGCGTGCCAAACAGGAGAAATCATGAGCTACACACCCGAACGCTGGCACTTTCAAGACAACACACGCTATCAATCGCCCTGGACAACCCACCCTTACAGCATCACCACAAGGAAAACCGGAGTTCATGGCACAACGATTGCCAACATTCCAAATCGCAAAACAGTTCCTGATGCTGAACAAAGGGCCAATGCCATGCTGATTGCCCATGCCCCTGAGATGCTGGAACTCTTACGCACATTTGTAGGTTGGTATTCAAACAAAGAAAAGGACAATTTTCACAAAGTTATGCCGTTTAAAAATCAGCCACCTGAGATTCAGGCTGCAATGAAGTTGATTGAAAAAATAACAGGGGAGTCGTATGTCTGAAGAACAAGGAACCGAGAGCTGGTTTGCCAACCGCTTGGGTAAAGTCACCGCCAGCCGATTGGCTGATGTGCTTGTCAAGACAAAGACGGGTTACAGCGCCAGCCGTACCAATTACATGACGCAGCTTGTTCTGGAGCGCATCACGCAGACCAAGGCCGATTCATACAGCAACGCAGCAATGCAGTGGGGTACAGAACAGGAACCCTTTGCTCGGGCTGCGTATGAGGCGCATACGGGGCAAATGGTCGAGGAAGTAGGATTCATACCTCACCCAGACATTGAAGCTGCTGGAGCCTCGCCTGATGGCTTGGTGGGTGATGATGGCATGGTGGAGATTAAATGCCCGTCATCCAGCACGGCCCTTGAGGTTTGGCTTACCCACTCACAAGGCGGCAACCCTGTTGATGCCAAGTATTACGCACAGATGCAATGGCAGATGCGCTGCGCTGATCGGTCATGGTGCGATTACGTTGTCTTTGACCCCAGGATGCCAGCCAAAGCCCAACTGTTTATTCACCGAGTCGAACGCAATGCCGAATGGCTGAAGATTGCTGAAGATGAAGTCACCACGTTTTTGGCAGAAGTAGATGCCAAAGTAACCGCCCTTAAATCAATCATTGGAGAATGAAAATGTCCCGTATCAGCAAGGAAATCTCGTGCATCACTGGCGAGTACACAAACGCCAACGGAGAGCGCAAGAAGCGTTACCAGCGTATTGGCTCAATCATCAATACCAAAAACGGGGAAATGCTCAAGCTGGATGTTATCCCGCTGCGTGAAGGTGGTTGGGATGGTTGGGCGTACATCAACGACCCGAAGCCGCAAGAAGAGCGCCAAGCTCGACCAGCAGCATTTGATGACAGCGACATACCCTTTTAGGCCATGAACGCCGCCAGCATTGAAAAGAGCGAACGCCTTGGGCGTGTTCTGGATCTGCTGTCTCAGGGTGGGGACTTCTCCACCCTGGACATCATCAAACAAGCCAACGTCTGCGCCGTGAACAGCATCGTGGCTGAACTCAGACAAAACGGCTATGACATCAACTGCCGCAGGCTTGGCGAC